GAGTAACTGGAGCCGTGTTCACCGTGTCAATCGGTGCGACACAATACGAGGACCAGGTGACGTCAGGAACAATTAACACGACGCCGACGATCGTCCGCACTAAAACCCTTTCCGGGGTCGCGTTCGATCAAACCGACCTAAACAGCACCATGACCCTGGACTTCTTATTCGATGAAGTGACCGGGATGTATGGCGCACTACAAACCGCTATCGCTGGCGCCGCAAGCGTCGCCGTCGTTATCGAATCAACCAGCGGCACGTGGACGGGTTCGGCTATGTTCATCGAGTCGGCAGACCTCACTTACCCCGCCGACGGCGTCGTAATGGTGTCTACATCATTCACTGGTACGACTACATTCGCCGCAAGCGCATAAGGCTAAGGGGAACCCATTATGTACCCGAGACTAAAAATCGAGTCAGATAATCACGAAACAAAAGAAATCGAAACCTTGCCCGTCGACTTTATGATGTATGAAGAACTTAACGGGAACCGGCCTACAAGCGAACAAGCGATGCGTCTAACAATCGCCTACTTCTACCTCGAGGACAAAGAACCAGGCGACCTTAAAACAGTGAAATCGTGGGCACGTAAAAACCGGGTCAAGGTCGATATTCTTAAGGACGATGTAGAACCTTTTTAGAGGGTAGTCACGGCAGACTACTGATACGCCTAGCGGTGCGTACCGGCTGGACAATGGAAGACGTTAAGAAACTGACCGGCCGGGAGGTCGTCACGATCATGGAGGAGTTAGCGTAATGGCTAAGCAATTCGATGCCTACATCGAAGGACTTAACCCGTTACTGCGCGACCTCCGCAAACTCGGCAAAGAAGCCGGTAAGGAACTACGGCAAGCGTCCCGGCAGATAGCCGATCGGCACATGGTTCCAGCGTTCCAAAACGCCGCCCTGAACGTCGGTGGGGAATGGGGCGACATTCTGGCATCAGACATTCGATCCGGGCTCGACCGGCTCCCCAAGGTCTCCATTGGTAAGCAAAAGAAAGTAACGTCGGGTGGCGCATCCTCCAACATGTTGCGATACCCAACCGACACGGGCAACGCCCGAGACTCGAACGCACCATTCGAGAAAACCAACTGGATAGCAAAAGCACGCAGTTACCAGAAACCCGCCTTACAAGAATGGGGCGAAGCCGTAGACCGTGTCGTCCGTAAATGGCCGGTGATGTAATGGCAGTCGGAAAAACCTTAACGGTTTACTTAGCGGCGGATCTAAAAAAGTTCAACGCCGGAATGACTCAGGCTCAAGGCGGCCTAAAAGGTTTAGCCGGATCTTTGAAAAACATGCTTGGCCCTGCCCTTATCGGTGCCGGTATCGCGGCCGGTGCGCTTGCCGTGAAACTAGCATCCGACGGAGTGAAAGCAGCTCTCGAAGATGAAGAAGCCGTCCGTAGACTTTCCACCACCCTGGACAACCTTGGCCTAGCGCATGATCAGCCACAAATAGAAAAATTTATTTACGGTCTTGAACGATCCCTCGGTGTGGCAGATACCGAACTACGACCCGCCTACGACCGCCTAGTCCGGGCACTAGGTGACACAGGTAAAGCACAAGACGCCTTAAGCCTCGCCCTCGACGTGTCTGCCGGATCAGGTAAAAGCCTCGAAGCCGTAACCGACGCGATGGGTAAAGCGTACGAAGGAAACATAGCGGGCCTGTCCCGGCTCGGTGCCGGTATCGACGCCGCAACAATAAAAACCGGCGACATGCAAGTCATTACTCAAGTATTGTCGGACACGTTTAGCGGGCAGGCCACTGCATCCGCAGACACGCTTCAAGGCCGCATGAGAGTACTTAAAACAGCGACGGACAACCTAGCGGAATCATTCGGTAAAGGCTTACTCACCGGGCTAACTGACGCCACTGAGGGCACTAGCGACATGGTCAAATCCATGGAGAAACTTGAACCAGCACTCGAAGACTTAGGCGAAACCGTGGCCGACGTCGTCGCCTCGCTCGCGATGCTCTACGACGGATTCATATTCCTTAGGGACATTGAGAAGAAAGTCAAAACGGAGACCGGGTTACTCGGTGACGCCTTCAGTTTCGTTAGTGACACGATTAACCCGTTTAGTCGCGTAATGAAGGCGCTCGGTCAAGCGACAGAGGGAACGGGCGACGCCGCCTACGAAGCGTCTCCAGCGATGGAGACATTCGGGAATACGGTTGCCAACACGGTGGATCCATTGAACGACATGACGGACGCCGCTAACGGCGCTACGGACGCCGTGTCACTATTACAGGCACAGACGAAGATGTCTAGGGATGTTGCTCAGGCACAGAACAAAGATTACAAAGACCTTGCCGAACGTCAAAGGGACCTAACAGCAACCACCACCACGACCACGAAGGCGACCACGAACTACGCGGGATCCGCATCGAGTGCGACGGTCGAAGTCGAGAAACTAACGAAATTCCAAAAGTACCTAGAAAAAAGCACCGAGGACCTAGGGAAGTCCATCGCCTCAACTGAGAACCTTTTATCCATCCAAGTGCAATCATTTAACGACGCTAAAGACGCCGTCGCGGGTTACGCCCTGGCGATGCAAGGGAACCTACTCGCCGGGGTAGACCTCGGTAAGGCGTACACGGATGGTAAAGAAACCGGCACATCCGTGTTGGCGGGATTCGATGCGATGGTCGCGGAAGCCGAATGGTTCGGCAACGTCCTCGAGGCGCTACAAAGCTCGCAGGTTGACCAAACTTTGATCGACTATATGGCCGGATTGGGCCCGGAAGTGGGCGGGGCACTCGGGCAAGACATGCTCAACGATAAAGGGTTACTCGGATCAATCAACGAGAAATGGGTCAATGTTCAAGACCGCACCCGCGAACTGGCCCTCGGTTTAGTACCCGAATTCATGACCGCCGGGGTCGAATCGGCCGCCGCGATGGTCGTCAGTCTTGCCAAGCAACTTGATTACGAGCGCGACACACTAAAAAAATTGGGTAAGAATATGGCTAAACCAGTCGGGGCAGCGTTCAAAACGCAACTAGCGAGTGACGTGGCCGCCGCCGTTCGCAACGTCGAAGCGGCAGCCACAGCGGCCCGGGCCGAAAAAGTAGCCGACGCAACAGCGGCCCAACAACTCATCACCGATCAACAAGTTGCTAGGGCTATTGCCAACGTGATCCGCAATTCGGATGCCCGCAGTGGCGCGGTCGTAACCCCGGTGCTCGCATGACCCTACAAATAACCCTCAACGGGTCAGTGATCGACCTCGGCTTATTCGATTACAGTCTCGCAATCGCCCACGGTCGATCGGATGTCACAGCGACCCCGACCGCCTCAAACACGCAAATCGTGCTACGTGGCGACACTGGCCCACTACTGGATCTAGCGGACACGGTCGCAATATCTTTCAATGGTGTCGATCGGTTCACCGGGGCGATTAGTGACCTGAATGTGTCATTCATTAGTACCGGCACCCCTACTGCGATCACGACGATTACCGCAATGGGTAATCTAGCCAAACTTGGCTATACGGATGTCGGTGCCTCGGGCTACATTGAGCAAAGCGCCCGGCAACGGGTCACCGGAATACTGGACGCCACTGGCCTCGACTACCTTAACGCGGGCGACCCCGACATCACGCTCTACGCGATCCTCGAAGCCGACGCCCAAACCTCTACCGCACTCGACGCCCTAGGTCGTATTGCTCAAGGAACCGGGGCTACGTATTACGACGACCCGACAGGCCGAATCATATTCGAGGACTACGGCAACCGAGGCTCGACAACGTTCCCCGGGATATGGGCTAACCAGGTCGGCACCTGGTCAGAAGCCGAAGGCACATGGGCGGACGCACCACTATTCCCAACGAGCTTTAACCTAGAAGCGCCCGGGGTTATCTTTGCCCCTACGTGGGCTAAGACTCTGACGCCTCTCATTAACGACGTGACCGTGACATACGGGCCCGATGAGTCAGTGACCCAAACGGATAGCGCCTCGATCACGCAATACGGTCGGCGTGAGTACAGGCTCGACACAGACATTAAAACCATAGACGACGCCACGACACGGGCCGCGGGGATCATGACCGCGCAAGCGAACGGGCTGTGGAACCTCGGACAAATATCGGTCCTCGTAGACCAACTCGACGAAACCGACACGACCGCACTACTCGAACTCGTTTCCGGTGACCTAGTAACCGTCAGAGGTTTACCTGCCTCGGGCCCTTACCCGGACTTTAACGGGATAGTCGAAGGCTGGACGGACTCCTATAATAAC